AACGCTGTTTGAAATCGTTAACTACTACGGGAGATCAGGATGACTGATAACTATGTACTACCTAATGGGCAAACCTTTCTCGCTTCAACTTGCGGTTATCAAGGATCATGGGCCAAGGCTCAAGACCCAATGACCGCAGTCGAAAAAGCCGCTAATGATGTTTCAAGTGACGGTGGCAAAGTTCCGGTCGAAGTTTTTCTTATCACTGAAGGCAAAAGCTGGATAGGCGAACTTGGCGGAATAAATTGGGAAAATGGATATATTCCTATCCCAATCGGGCTTTGGAAAGTAGAAACCGGAGAGTATCATGGAGGCGTTATAAACGACGAATGGGTCGATTATTTGCCCGCTAAAGTTACTTTAATGCAAGATAATGATACAGATTTTAACGGGAAAAATGACGGCCATGAAAAATGGATGGAGCGATGGTTGACCCAACTAACTGAAAAAGCAGCATAATCTTCAAGAGGCGTGGCTCACGGGTCACGCCTCTTTTGTTTTTTGTAACGCGATACAGTATATAGGCCAGAAATTAGAAAAAATATTTTTTTGTAAAATATACCCGTAACAGGTGTAACATATGTAACACTCTCGTTAAGACACTATTTTATAACAATAAAAGAACACTACTCCTGTTACATATTCTGTTACATATTTAAAATACAAAATGTAACACCAAAAACAAGAAATCGCCTAATGGGGGTGTGGCAATATTTTTTTTGAAAAATATATTTCTGGCGTATATAAAGGATACGTTGTTTAACGAACGTGACCTTTTTAACTGAGGATTTATAATGGCTAGCAGAGCAGCAAGCAAGGTAACAGGAAAGCCCCGTGAGACTAGAGGACGGCCACCGGCCAGCACTGAGCAGCCGTTGACCCGTAAGCAGGAGCTTTTTGTCAAAGAGCTTGTCAGCAAGGACGGGCAGATAACTTTGCGAGAGGCCGCTATCAATGCTGGCTATTCTGCAACGTCGGCGCATAGCAGGGCGTATGAGCTAACCAACCAGCATATCTCGCCCCATGTTGTTGCCGCTATCAACTCTTACCGGCGCGAACTGGATGAGAAATACGGGGTTACCTATCAAAGACATTTACGGGATTTACAAGCTATTCGGGATGTGGCTTTGGAAAACGGTGCGTATTCTGCCGCCGTTCAAGCTGAGTACCGGCGGGGGCAAGCGCAAGGCGACATCTATGTCAGCAAATCTGAGATCAGAACAGGGTCTATTGATAGCATGAACAAAGAGGATGTCTTGAAAGCTCTAGAGGAGATCAAACAAAGCTATGCCCCGATCACAATCGACATCACTCCCAAAGAAAAGAAAAATGCCAGCAATCGCGGTAAAGCGAGAGGCAGGCTTTTACAAGCAAATCAAGGAAGCAGCGCAAAGATCGAGCCGGAAACTGTTACTGACGCGGATTGAAAATTCAATCGGTGCGGGTATTCCGGACGTTCTTTTTTGTGATGAAAGCGGCACGTTCTGTTTTGTTGAGCTAAAGTTTTTGACTAGCAACAGCGTGACCTTACAACCGTCGCAAGTGGCGTGGCTTTCCCGCCATCAGCATAGCCCTTCTTGGATACTGATTAAGAAACAAAACAAGCCTATGGATGATCCGGAATTGTTTTTGTATCCGGCCGCATCCGCCGTTGATTTAAAAATGGACGGGCTTCAATCCGTCGAGCCAATACACCATCAAAAAGGCAAATTTAACTGGGATGTCGTTTTTAACTTGATATGTCCCACATAATCCTATATGTAGGGGTATCGTTAAATAAATACGGGAGTTTAAAACGATGAAATATTATATTGGGAATATTGACGAGCAGTATGGTGAGTTTGAGGTTGAGAAATCCTTCCTGTTCGCAACCGCTGGCGATGCCGATCAATTGATGGAACAGCTTGCCAAAGAGTGGTATGGCGCGGAAGAATCCGAATTGGATTCTGAGGGGTTGCCTGAAGGTATGTATTGGAACCATTTTGAAATGGCTTATGGGGCGGGCAGTCATTATGAAGTGACCAAAGCCACCTATGATGAATTAAAAGAAAAGCGCGTTTTCACTGAAATCTATGCTGATGAAAAACGTCAATACGATAGAACGCCTAAAACTTTTGAGGAGGACAGTGATGACTAAAACCTTGATGGAATGCTTGAACTGCAAGCACACCGAAGAGCATATCGCGCCGTTACCGGAGCAATGCCCAAAATGTCAGTTCTATTGTTATTACAAGCCGGAGGAAATGGATGATGATTGATGTCAAACAAAAAATCCATATTGATCTGGTGGCCTTGTATGATCTGGCCTATCAGAACGATCTGCCCGAAATATGCGGGGCGTTATCTAATGTTGAGCACATGGTTTGGGAAATGCGCCGTCGTGATGAAAAAGAAGGGAAAAAAGCTTAATGTTTATATTTAGTTTAATTGGCCGATTGCTTTACGGCAAAGATTGGGAAAAGCACACCCAAAAGCGAACGCGATACGTTAAACGCCGACGCCGATAGAAATTTATAAAAATTCAAGCTTGACTAGTATGGGCTTTTATGAGACAACAATCCCCAGCAGCAGCAATGTTGCTGGTTTTTTAACTTTTACGGGATGTAAAACAATGACAAACACTATTGAAAATAACAAAAATTCTCTCGCTAATCTCTTGGTTAAGGTACAGGATCAGGCCAGCCGGAACGCTGATTATTTGGCACCGCTTAAAGATTTGCAAAAAACCACCACCGACACGGGAAAGCCGCAAATCGTTGTCGAGCAATCCGGCGGGGTTCCAACCCAGTTTTTTGACATTAACGACGTATCGTTCGGGCAAATTGCCAGCCATGCCGATATCGAAACCCGCACGGCTCGCCGGTTGCAGGCCAGATATCCCGCCGAATTTGACGGGCTTTTGAATGCAATCTGGCGTGATAGCAGCGACACCCGTATGCTCAGAACACGGGTTAGAGTTGCCCCGTCTGATGATACCGGTTTTGAGGAAAACGGCGGCAACACCGGCGGAATGGTTCGGGCTTTTGTTTCGGACAAGTTTAAGACGTTCGACAATGTCAATTTGCTCGAAGCCGCATTGCCGCAATTGATGGACAACCCCGCCGCGTTTCAGGTGGTAAATGCCGACGTCACCGATAAGCGGTTATACTTGCGCCTAAAATCTCTTGTTCAGACGGGCACGGGTGCCGCGTTAAATGATTTGATGGCTAACGGTATCGGCTTGCAAAATTCGGAAGTTGGCGCGGGATCAGTCAGCGTTTATCAAATCGCTTGGACGTTAGCTTGTTTGAACGGTATGCAAACCCAAAATAAAACACGGTCAAGCCATATCACGTCGGCGCGTGATACCGACGACTGGGGCTTGTTATCTGATCAGGCCAAGGATGCCGACAATCACGCGCTTGAATTAAAAATCCGTGATCTTGTCGGGGTTTATTCAAGCCGCGATGCATTCGATCAGGTTATTGAGCAAATGAAACAAGCCGCCGCTGATACTATCGACGGCTTTGCAGTGGATAAAACCGCCGTTGTTGGCGGGCTTGGCAGGGTTATGCAATTAACCAAAAAAGAAACGTCCAGCGTTCTTGATGGATTGCTCGACACTATCGGCCAAGCCGGTTATGAACAAGGCCAGCCGCTATCACGGGCAACCCTGATTAATGCGGTGACAGCCGTTAGCCATAAAGCCGACACTGACGACGTTGACCTATGGCAACAACGGGGCGGTCAATTGCTCAATATGAAACCCGCCGACTGGCAACGTGTGGCAGCTATTGCCGCATAACCGGCCAACACAAAAACAAACCAGCCCCGCCCTAATCGGCGGGGTTTTTTGTTGGGGCTTTACATATGGGACAAGATGGGATAATAAGAACTATTAGAAATTTTAACGGGATTTAAAGCAATGTTGAAAACTGTCAAATTATCACAAGCGAATAAAACAGCCGGTTGCGCCGTGACATATCGGGCGGGCAAAGCCAATAAATATGATACTTGCCCCGCCAAATGCGAGTTGAACGCTAGCGGGCGCGGTTGCGCCCCGTCGGCGGTTGATGCCGAATATCTTGACGCCGTTCTGGATAGCAAGCCGCTGCGCGGCCATGCCTTAACCTATTCCCATTTTAGTCCGCTTTATTGGGCGCATAAATTACACCCGCAAAAAACCGTCATTAATTATAGCGCGCCAAATTTAAGCGCGGCTGTTTCTTGTGCTGAGACCGGCATACCGGCGGTTGCAGTTGTTCCCGTCGATTTTTGGAAAAAGAACGGGAACGCGAAAAACACAAATATTGATGGCGTTCGCGGCGTTCGTTGCCCCGCTGAATATTTGGCGGGCGTCGGTTGCGTTAATTGCGGCGGGGATAAAGCCCCGCTTTGCGCCCGTTTGGATCGTGATTTTTTTGTATTGTTTACCGCGCATGGCGTCGGAAAGAAAAAAGCCGGTGATCCGGACGCGGCTGGCGGCTGTTATGCCGACGGCGGCAATGTTGCCTTGCACTGGAACGCCACCAGCAATGCCGACGACGACGGGTTGACCGACGCGCAACGGTTGCGGGCTTTTGCAAAAACATTGCCGCCCCGTTCGGTTTTGCGCCATCATATTGCTGGCGATATTGGGAAAGAATAACCCGCCTCGCATTGCCCCATTGCCCCGCCCTAAAAAGCGGGGCTTTTTGTTGGGGCTTTACATTATATGCGATTTGCCCCATATTATCGGGGACGGCCACCGCAACGGCTGGCCTTTTAACTACGGGAAAGAGAAAACAATGGAAAATTTAAATTTTGAAGCCGACGCAATTATTGATCCACGCGATGCCGAAATTGCCGAATTGCGCCAGCAATTAGAAAACGCAAATCGGCGCGACGCATTTAAGTCGGATCAGTTGGATCAGTTCAACAAGGCGATCATGGGCGTTATTGGCGACAGTGTCGAAGCGCTTGCCGAAACCGTTGCTGATAAAATGGTTGACGATCGGATTGTTGAAACCGTCACCGATTGTTTTGATATTTACGAACACCAGTCCGAAATTGAAACCATGATCGACGAACGGCTTGCCGAACGCCTTGGTGAAGAAATGACTAGCGACGAAAGTCGCGAAGCTATCGAAAGCCAAGTTCGGGAAGTTTTAGCCGGTGCGACTGTCTCGTTAGACATTTAAGCCCCGCACAAGCCAACAACCGCCCCCGCTGGTGCATTACTAGCGGGGGTTTTTTTATGCCCGCTAGCTGGCCTGCGTTGCGCGTTTAAAAGAGTTAAACCAGCCGCGCCCTGCCCCGCGCCCCATGCCCCAAACATACCGGCCAACAAATCACGGGCCGTGATCCATCAACCGGCAACCGCGATCCGGCGGGCAAAACGCGCCAGCAGCGGGCAACGATCCGGCAACCGGCAACCGGCAACCGGCAACCG